AGCGAATTTCCCGAAAAGCACACCTCAGAGATTTCACGAAGATTGCGGGTGTGGTAAAGATGAGCATGGTAATTTAATTGGTAAGGGCGCCGGGATAGGGCAGTATCACGTAGGTAATAATCAGCAAACCTTCGATGCACAAAATTTATTGCACATAAAATATAAAAAAAAGGGACGGTCTGTAATATCTGCTTATCTACCTATAGATTGCTTGCAGAAAAAAGATGGAACTAAGGGTATATACATGGAGTTCATGAAGGAATCTGAGCTTGATTGGAGCCGGGTAAAGGCTTTTATTGATGGAATTAAGGCCGGATTAGAGCAGAAATGACCATTTTTGCCTGAAATGGGCTAATTTACCTCATCTATGGAAAAATCAAAAATCAGTTAAACTCAGTTCATGCGATTTTTGGTTATTTTTTACCTTTAAAAGTTAGTTTCTCATTTGAAACCAAAAATCCGATTAGAGAGAAAAAATCATCAAAAAACCCTGTAATCTCATTTTCAGTTTCAAATTTAAATTCAAGATCATCAAAATCAGTTAAACTCAGTTCATGCGATTTTTGGTTATTTTTTACCTTTAAAAGTTAGTTTCTCATTTGAAACCAAAAATCCGATTAGAGAGAAAAAATCATCAAAAAACAGTTAAACTTTATTTTAAAATAATTGTATTTTTTCCTTGACATTGGGTGTATTTTATATATAATAGGTTATATAAAACAATGAAAGGAGAAAAGGATGAAATTCAAACATCTACTTTATAGCCCAGATGAGGACGTTTTTCTATTCTACACAGAAAACCAAATCCAACATATGGCAAAAAGAGTTATAGGCGATACCTTGAGTCCTAAAGAAATGCGATATCTAAAGGCTAAGACGATTACCGAAATACACAATTTGATTATCAAAATAAATAGTTCCGGGGTGGTGAAATGAAAAAGAAAACAAAAAAAGTTAAGCTATCTGCTATAGATAAAAAAGTACTGGGCGTTGTTATCCGGGAACAGAAGCGGATCGGAGAGAGGAAGATTAGGCAATATCAATTAAATTATATGAGGTGAAACATGAAGTTAAGAGATTCTTTTTGGTCAGAGACCCTGCCTTGCTTATTAGGCATAGGTGCAATGTTTCTTTTTCTTGTCGAGGGCAACTTATCGGCGGGAATAACAATTTATTTATTAATTGTGTTAATAACTAAAAATGACAGAAATTAAAATAATCCCAGGACTCAAAGGCAAAACAAAATATGGAACTCCGGTTGAGATTATCAAAGAAATCGAGCCTTTCAGGTATAATGGGAAAGTAGAATTAAGGCGCGCTGAGGTTGTGTTCTTTGGTCGGCATACTGGACAGCTTGTTTTAGATATGAATCTTAATGATATTATATTAAAGGAGGGTTGAATAATGTCAATGAAAAATACATCGACAATAAGGCTTAAATTTAAATGGATTGGATTTACTGTAGGAGCATTTTGTTTCTTGGTAATGTGTCTAAATATTATTACAGGGGAATTAATTTGGGCTGGATTGATGTTTATATGCTTTGTTTTGGATATGTATTTGGGTATAGTTTGGCACTTAAAAGAAAGAGGAAATAAATGACCGAGCTAATCGCCAAAACTATATCATCCAGCTTAATCTTTATAGCCCTGCTGCTCTGTATAGTGGCACTCTGGAAAGAGATCCGGCGGGGCTGGCGGAGGAAGAGCGGGGATTGGAGGCGGAAGGGGTGAGAAATTTGTTGACAGTATACTATCTATAGTATATGATAAATAGTATATAATCATGTATAGGAGCTAAAAACTATGAATGTAAGTAACAAGGCAAGCAATAAAGATTTAATATTGCTTAAATCAAAAATCACAGGCAATAACCTTAAGGCATTGTTAAAAAAGAAAGGATTGTCAAAGTGGAAGACTGCTAAGGAATGCCGGATAACATATCTAACACTGTTAAATTGGCAAAAAAAAACAGTAGAACCTTCAGATGAACTTGCTTTGAGGGTTGCTGAATATTTAGGGTTAATAAAGCTCAGTGATATTAAAAAACATGAATTGAAAGAAGATATTAAAAAATTACAAGATAAGCTGGAGCGGTTGACATGACCATCAAAACAATCCTTATCATCCTACTTTTAGCTGATGTATTCCTGATCTTTATTGGCAGGGATTTGATCATGAAGCTGGCTAAAAAGCTTAAAGAGGATTTGAGGAAATGACCACCTTACAAGGAATTCTACTTGGTCTAAAAAGGATTTTGGAGATATTATCAGATAATGAATAAAACGAAGGAGGTAAGATAAAATGAGTACAGAATTAAAAACAATCGAAAATACGGGGAGGAAGGGAGTAGATTTGCAATTTACATCCTTTTGGGGCGGCAAGGAAAAGGGGTTGATGATTCAAGTTACCCAGGGGTTAGGCGGCACTATTATAGGAAGAGAAGGTGATCCTGGGTTTATCCTTTTGACGATTGAGGATGCTTATAACACAAGTATAGAGTTGATAAAATGGATAAAGAACACAACGCATGATAGAGCAGAAACTTTAAAAAAGGAAATTAAAAAACATAAGGAATTGGAAAATACCCTTATTGGAGAGGCTGTAGATTGTGAGAAGTTTATTGCAGATTTGAAAATCATAGAATTGCCTGTACGGTTATTGAAATGATTAACATGGAGGTTATATGGATTAATTTCAAATTGGGAAAGAATTACGGTAGAGAAAGACCCCTCTTAAAAGGAGTTAAAAGAGGGGGCAAATCAAAAGGATGAAAATTAATATATGAATAATATATATGGTTAAGCATCCTTTGTCAACTTAAAGGAGGATTAAATGAGTATAAAGAGCATGAAAGAATGGATTGACAACGCGTCCTATGAAGAACTTTTAAGGAAATGGAGATTCGCGCCGGCAGGCGACCCCTTTTTCAGGAGCGACACAAAGATGGGAGCCTATTATTCTAAAGTTATGGCCGAGAAGAAAAAGCATATCAACGCAGCCGTCGCCAGCAAGCGTGTAGGTTTAAACCCATGAAAATAAAGGAGGATTAAATGACAGTTAAAAAATCAGCAAGGCTTCAAGAAGCAACAGAGAATATGGCTAAAGGAATTTTTGGGATGAGCCAATCTGAAGCAAGGAAAAAAAGAATCTGCATTTCTTGTAAGAAAAAAATAAAGCAATTTAGAGATGGTTTAAGCGAAAGAGAATATCTACTTTCCGGCTTATGCCAGGAATGTCAAGATGAGATTTTTAAATAAAAAAGGAGAAATAAAATGCTTAAAATTGGAAGTGTTTGGCGGTATGAAAAAGAAGATGAGACTGTATATTTTAAAGGCCGAATAGATTTACCTTGTCCGGTAATTCTGGGGCCAGGTGTTAGCATTTTATTATTTAAAAATAAATCTGACCACGAAAAATCCCCCGCACTTGATATCTTAATCGCTGAAGATAAGCCTAAACCACAGCAACAGCAAGCTGAATCAAATTCTGATGTGGATTTTTAAGGTAGGCTAAAATGACAGAAGCAAAGAAAAAATCAGATATACAGATTGTCCACGTAGGTAAAGATAAGATGCCACTTGCTGTAACTGGTATGGCGACAGCTGAACAGGTTAAAGCATTGGCAAGCATGACTCCGGAGTGCTATATACAGAAGCGAGAAGGTCGAGGCGGGAAGTTGTTCGATTATGTCAATATTAATTATGTGATTGCTATGTTAAATGCGATATTCGGATTCAATTGGAGCGTAGAAATAATTGATAAAGAAATCGGGAAAACTCAAGTTTATGTTCATCTTAGATTAAAGGTGCGGTTTGGAGATGGGACAGAAGTATCCAAGGATGCCTTTGGCGGAAGCGATGTTAAGCGGAAAAAAGGTGGAGGGGATGTTATTGATATCGCAGATGATTTAAAATCGGCTCAAAGTGATGCGACAAAAAAAGCCGCCTCAATGTTGGGCATAGCTTGGGATGTTTATAGTGGAGTTACTAAAGCTAAAAATGGTAATGGCAAAAAGAAAGATAAGGGTCCGGCTCCGGATCCAGCAGCAGAATCAAATGAGGGAATATCGGATGAGGCTGGATTTGAGTCATATCCCGAAGTTGATACCGCAGATGGCTTCCGGGATATAACGCTTATAATGACTGATGGCACAGAGCGTAAGGTAACTAAATTTGAAGCTTTAGAATATTTTGGCAAGATTAAAAAGGCTATAGGAGATGTAGAGTATTATAAGATTTTAGAAGATGCTGGCTATAAAAAATCCAACATGATCCCGGATGTAAGTATGCCAAAAATGTATGCGCTAATGATTAAGGCTTATCAGGAGATTGACGATGCCCTCCCCTTCTAAAAAACACAAAGCACACATAGTTTATAAGCTAAAATCCGGTAAGCGGGTCCCAGGGGTAACAACATTTACTGGAGAGTTGGGCTGGAGTAAGCGAGTCTTGATTAATTGGGCCAACCGGATGGGGCTGCAGGGAATTGACACGACTAAATATGTTGACGATAAAGCAGCTATCGGGACGCTGGCGCATGCAATAGTTACAGATCATCTTCAGGGTATAAAGACGGATACGGATGATTATAGTAAAAACCAGATCGCCGCTGCGGAGAATTCAGCGTTATCATATTTTGAATGGGCGAAGGGCAAGAAGATTGAGCCTATACTTATTGAAGCGCCTTTAGTATCGGAGAAGTACTTTTACGGAGGGACGGCTGATATATTTGCTAAAGTTGATGGAGTGGTAGAGCTTATAGACCTTAAAACTGGAAGCGGCATATATCAGGAGATGGTGATTCAAGTTACAGCCTATAGGCAGCTATTACTTGAGAATGGGCATAAGGTTGAATCAGTTCGGATATTAAATATTCCACGTACAGGAGATGAGTCATTTGTTGAGAAGAAGATAGGCAGCGACCATTTAGATATAGCGTGGAAGATATTTAGGAATTGCTTAAGCATTTATCAGCTTAAAAAGGGGCTGAAATAACATGACAAACCAGGGCGCAGGTGTGGGTAAACCTCACATATCCTCCTTGACACCTTTTTTAGGCCTGCGCCCTTTTTTTTCTTGACATTAAATATGAGGCGTTATAGTATATGAGTATGAGCTACCAAGAAAATGAGAAATAACAATAAAGCCCGTCTTGTAGTCCAATCTTTTCTGCCTTATCGGCAGACTTGGTGGCTCAGCTGCAGGCGGGCTTTTTTATATTAAAGGAGAAATAATTGAGCGATGAACTTCAATTAAGAACAAGCGCATATTTAACAACTTTTGTAGGGACAGAAATAATAAGACAATCTACTCTTGATGAATGGCGAAAATATGGAGAAATTTTAAAGCGAGTTGATGAAGCTAAGCAATGGGCTATAGGGGATTGGCTGAAAGATGGTAAAAAACATTATGGAGATGGGCTTTATAAAGAAGCTGAAAAAATATTAGGAATGGACAAAACAAGCCTTATGACCTTTAAAAGTATTTCTGAAAAATATGAAATCTTGTTACGTAACAAGATTCTTTCTTGGTCGCATCATAAAGAAGTCGCCTCTATTAAACAAATAGAAGAAATAGCCGACAAACTTGAATTGTCAAAAAAGCCAGATAAAGAAAAAATGCAGGAGCTTTTAAAGCAAGCTGAAAAAGATAATTTATCAGTTAGGGAATTAAAAGGGCTTGTTGAAGAATATAAAAGAAATCAGCAAGAGAAAATAAGACTTGCCAATGAACCTGAAAAATATTCGGTAATTTATGCAGACCCACCCTGGCAATTTGATAATTCCGGGTTAGGTGGGAGCGCTGAAAAACATTATAAAACTATGTCTTTAGATGAGATATGTGATTTACCAGTTAATTCAAGAACAACTGAGAATGCAGTTTTGTTTTTATGGGTTCCGAATTCTTTTTTAAAAGAAGGCTTAGAAGTATGTGAAGCCTGGGGTTTTGAATATAAGACAAATATGGCATGGATAAAAGATAAATCAACATATGGGAAATTAGGATTTTATTGTTATGGGCAGCATGAACTTTTATTTATAGCGGCAAAGGGTTCTTTTTTACCGAAAAAACTTTTTCCTTCTATCATATCTTCAATAAAATCTAAACATTCAAAAAAACCTGAAGAACTTTATGAAATTATAGAAGAAATGTATTCAGGTCCATATTTAGAACTTTTTGCAAGAGAAAAAAGAATAGAATGGGATGGTTGGGGGAATGAATATGAATGATCATAATGATCCTGATTTATTTTTAAATTATGGGAACCTTATAAAACCAGAAAAATCTTATAATGGTGAATTAATGAATAAAGGAAAAAAGGCTGAAGAGATTGTTATTAAATGGCTTAAAAGTTTAAAAGATAATGTAAGAAATGTAATTGATGTTAGAGAATGGAGAATAACTCAGAGACTTGATGCAGATATTATAATTGAAAATATAGATGGAAAATTAAGATTGGCAGAAATAAAATCAGATAAAAATTTAGGGATTAGTGAGAATTTCTTGTTTGAATTTATGAGAATAAATCATTTTGTTAAATCTGATTCAATTCATTATTTAGGATGGGCTTTTAGATCACCAGCGAAATATTTATTATATTATGCTCCTTTAAAAAATGAAGTATATAGATTCTGTTTTGAGGATATCCGGAAAGGAATAGGAAAGTGGATTGGAAATTACACTAATCCTAAAGAAATAAGAATTAATAAAACCCTAACAGATGAGCAAAAAACTACATTTAATTTTATCATTAATAGGAAATATTTTGACAATAAATATTTAAAATTTTCTTTAGAAAATATTAAAGGATTAAATGACAATGGCTGAAGGGCGTATGTTAAAAAGGGTTATATCAGAAAGTAAAAAATTAGGTAAATTAAAATCTGATTCAGCACGTCTTTTATACACTTGGTTAATTCCCTGGCTTGATGTAGAGGGTAGGCATTCTGCTGATATTGAAATTATAAAAGGCCATATATTCCCAAAAGTTAAATCAATGTCATTAAGGAAAATTAGCAGCCTTATTGATATATTAAATGATGCAAAATTAATAATTCTTTATTCAGTAAATGGGGAAAATTATCTTCAATTTACAAAATTCAATGAACTGCAAAGTATTAGAAGAGACCGGGAAAGTGATTCAAAAATACCAGCCCCATCGAAAGGTTCCATCATTACTCCAGGAGTTATCCAGGAGGACGCCACCATAAGAGAAGTTAATATAAGTAAAGAGAAGTTAAATAAACATACACCCGAAAAACCATCGCCTAAAAAAACCGAATTAGAAGAAGAATTTGAAGAATTCTGGGAAGGTTATAAAGCTATGGGAAATTCTAAAAATCCAATAGGGGATAAAGGAACGGCATATAAAGCATTTAAAGCACTACGAAAAAAAATAGGTAAAGATGAGTTAATAAAAGCACTTTGGGGGGAGGCTGATTATTTAAAATATGAAAGGCTGGTTAATAATTTCGATAAAAGGAAAAAATATGCTTCAACCTGGCTGCGGTCTGATAAGTGGAGGGAGCATAAAGATTTTAAATATACTGCGAGGTTATAAGAAGATAAAATGAAAGAACCTACATTAGAAGAAAAGATGAATAATGTAAATAAGCGCACTATGAGCCTAGAGAATTCTTATGATGAGTTAAGGGATGAACTTAACGCATTAGTAAAACATTTAAAACTTGAGTTTATTCCAAAAGCACAGATAGTTGTGGATGGACATTTTATAGATAGTAAGGGGGATGTTATAAAATGAGAAAAAGAAAGGGATGGTATAAAAAGGCAAAACTTAGATTTGTGCTAAAAAGAGTATATAATTATACATACGAGGGGAGTGGTTATAATTCCCCCTCAATTACGGCATATGAAGGAAATTTTGAATATAAATATTACACAAAAGATTCTGTAACTTTTCAAAGGATTATGCAGATAAAGAATAAAGGGTTTATTGGTGGATTTTGGTATGCAAGGGCTTTGAGTAAAAAGCAGATTGGTAATTTTTATTGGAGTAAAATTCTTAAAGAAGAGGTTATAAAATGAAAAATGCAAAATTATTTATCTGGACAGAATATAATCCAGATTATTATTCAGGGTTGGCATTCGCTATTGCAAAGAATGAGAAACAAGCTCGCAAATTAATCATAAAAGAAAATGGACGGGAGCCGTATGAATGGGGGAAACTTGAAATACGGGATGTTAATACAGCGGTAGCAAGATGTGTTTCTGGGGGAGGATAAAGTGAAAATATTTGAATTATTTTGCCGGATATATATGACAATTGTGATAATACTAGTTGTTATTATAGCTGGGATTATAATGTTTCCGGTGATTATACTTGGGTTTTTATTGGGGGATAAATGAGTAAAAATAAGCTGTTCCCCCTAAAGATTGTATTACCCGGAATAGTAACCCCATCCCAGAATCAGATAGCACGCTGGCTGCAGTATGAATATTATAAAATTATTGAAATGAAAAAGGATTACTGGAATATGCTATTACTGGCTGCTGCTCATGAGGAACAATACAAGGCAAAGCCGGAGGAAAAGCGGATTGTTCATTTTTATTCATATAGGCCCCGGAAAATTGATAGCGATAATCTATCAGGTGGAATGAAATACCTCCGCGATCAGCTTGAGCGGATGGGCTTAGTGTGGAGAGATAGCCCCAAGTATTTAGAATCTAAGTATTTCCAGTACACAGATGCGAAAAATCCGAGGACAGAGATTGTGATTTACTTAGTTGAGGAAGGGAAATAATGGAAAAACTATACGCAGCTATGGCTTTAACGTTTCTTTTAGGTTGGATGTGGGGAATGCTTCATTTCATGGATCATAGGAGGAAGGGATGAGAAGGAAAAAATTATTAATGGCAGCTTTATTTTTTTTTGCAATAGCCCTGTGCTTTGCATTATTTTTAAGGTAAAAGGAGGAGAGGATGAAAGAAATTATTTTAAGGCTTTATAAAGAGTATCATTCAGGGAAAGAGAATGCTATTACAAGGGGTAACTTTATTTTTAAATATAATTATCAATCAATATGGGAAAACAAATGGGACCGGTGGCCAGACATAACAGACCGCCAATTTCGCCAGATATATAGCCAGCTTCCCATCTGCACTTGTGATAAGGGCGGATTCTATCCGGTTAGGAAAGAGGAAATCCTGGAGTACCGGGACTATCTGAGGAAAAAGGCGATTCCACTATTCGAGCGATTCAACCGGGTCCGAGATGCACACCCTGAGCTTGCGAAGGATGTAGAGCAATTGGAGCTATTTGAGACTGAGCGGAGGTTAAAATGACAGATAAAGAATATAAGGCAATAGTGTTAATAGGCATTTTTATTGCTGGCTTGCTTATCGGGGTTATTGTTGGGGTGATAATAGTGGCCTTGCGCTATGACAGTGAAATCGGACATGACCAATCTGACCTCCAAGCCCAGGTTGATGAGATTGTAAAGGATAAAGCCAAGATTGACGACTTAACCCAGCAACTTATCCTCCACATTGAGCAGCTAAAATTAGAGCGGGAGGATTTGCGGAGGCTTCAGCTTGAATTGAGTAAGGGGGAGGAGGGAAATGGATGAACACGAAGACCCGTTTTATATGTTAGAGCAGAAAGAGAAGGAAATGCGGGATTTGCTTTTTTCCGTATTAACGGAGAATGCCCGATTAATCGAAGAAAATAAAAGATTGAGAAAGGAATTAAAAAAGAAAAAAAAATATGAAATCAATTAAAGAAATGACAAATGATGTCATCGACATCGTACACGAAAACAGCTATAAGGAAATCGAGGAATGGGATGAGGAAGACGGACATCAAATGGAGATTAACCTATCACCAACCCTAGCATGTTATAAAAAGCTACATACTTATTTTGCCGGGGTATACGTTGAGCAGGTAATTGACGTATTGAAAAATTATTATAATCAACCGGAGCCGAAAAGGCTCTAAGGAGGTGAAAAAGAAATGAAGAAATTTACCTTATTATTGTTTTTTGTGCTGATGATCTCAGTAGTTGCAATGGCCCAGGCTGAAGCAGAAGCCCCGCAGTTTGATTCTGCATTCGTGCAGATAATCCTTTTAACTGGAGTTGGGGGGCTGTCTGTTGCTGCTGCGACTGAGCTGTTAAAGCGGCTACTGAAAGCGGCTGGAGTGCTGGCCTATGTGATTTCTGCTGTTGTTGCGATTGCTGCCTCTGCATTTGCGTTGGTTACGGCTGGTACATTTACGATTTGGTCGTTGCTGATTTATTCTATAGCGGTATTTTTAACTGCTAATGGAATTTACAAATTTTCGGCCAAAGGAGAAATAATGATTAAATATTTTACAGAAAAGCTTGATAAGCGAGATAAAGAATTTATTGATACAGTTGATTTGCAAAAAAAGGAAATATCCGATGCTTTTGATTATAGGCTTCCTATGGGATTACCGCCATCTGATAAGCTCAATCGCAAGGTTGCCATAGCACAGATAAGATCGTGGTTAGTTTATATATATAGGGAAAAATGCCTTTGGGATTATATGGGAGATTTAATTTTAGCTTTGATTAAAGAAGAATTAAAAAAAATGGGGTATCTAAAGAAGGAAAACCATGCAAGAAGCAAAAATAATAGCTAACTGGTGCTTATGGGTATTTGGAATTATCTCATTTATTGGCTGGGCTGGGGCTGGGATTGCTTATTATCACAATAAATATTTCTGGTATGATTTATTTAACTGGACGCTTTACATCGCATTTACAGTATTTGCATTAGCTGTATTTGTAAGATTTATAATATTTCTGGTTATAGGAGGATGAGATGCCAACCTGTAAAGAATGCGGCAAGCCCATAAAGGGTGCGGGGACGACTGGCTTCTGTCTTTCCTGTGCTAAGAAGATTAAGAATATGGAAAGAAAGGGAAATAAACATTGTATCATCTGCGGCAACCCGATTACAGATTTTAATAAATCTGGTATATGTAAGAGTTGTTGGCATAGCAAAGGCGGCAATACGAATGTGCCAGGGCAGCGAAAGAGGGCTAAAATAAAGTGCTGGAATAATCATTGTAATAAGATGTTTTATCCTAAACCTGGCCAGCATCCAAAATATTCTTTATGTCCGGCTTGTAAAGCTGCGAAAGAAAAAATGTACAGTAATGGCAGATGGGTAAATGATACAAGTTTTTCTAATGCGGCGGAGTGAATAATAAAGTTTTTTTTATTATGTCTTATTTTCTTTATAAATTTTTATTATTATGAATATTTTTATGACAAGAATAACAAAGCCATCTAACTTTAAGAGGGAATTCGTAATTATCATGGTGACCAACCAATTTCCGCTTATGTCCACATTCAGAACAATAGATTGATTTTTTAAGTTTGCCCGTTTTCAGGGCCATTTCTACCAGTTTTGAAGCTTTGCATTTTTCAGGATTTAATTTTTGCCATAATTTATTTACTTCTGAATAATTTTTTGCCCTCTTTCTTCCAGATTTAGCATACCATTTCCTGTAAAATTCAGCCTGGCTTTTTCTATAATCAGGATTAGTCCTTTTTTTTGCCATTGCTTTTGCACAAAGTTCTTTAAATCTCTGGGGGTTGTTTTTCCGCCAGAGAGCAGTTCTTTTTCTATGGCATTCTTTACAATAAGGGCTATAATAACCCTTATTATTTAAATAAAAATCTTTACTATTTTTTACTTTTCCACAATCTTTACATTTTCGCATATCTCTATTATAAAATAAAATTAGATTTAATACAAGTTTATTTTAAAATAATTTATCTCTTGACAAATTAATTAAGATATTTTAAGTTTATTGTATTGGCAACACAATGACTAGAAGGGAATTAGCCTTAAAGTACATCTGGAGCTGGCTTGGTACGCCTTATTCATACGGAGGAAACGATAGCCTGGAGGGATTCGACTGCTCCGGTATGGTGATTGAAGTCCTACAATCTGTAGGCATTTTACCTCATATATTCGATGATACAGCGCATGGATTATATTTAAAATATAAAGACAATCTGGTTGAGTGTGATAAAATACGCCCTGGATGCTTGATTTTCTGGTTCAAAGCCGGTAGAGCAAGGCACGTTATGATGATTTATGATTATGGCTATGTGATAGGGGCTTGCGGGGGCGGGGGTGATACCAAAACAACAAAGGACGCTATAAGAGATAATGCCTTTGTTAAGCTGCGACCTATCGGGTACAACGGGGATAGTTACAAGATATGCGACCCGTTTGGAGATGAGGGATGAAAAAAATATTCAATGTTTTGTCAGCTTTAACGACTGCAATTATAAATATAGGGAAATATGTTAAAAAAAGGAAAAATGCAAAAACGAAAAAAGCGGTCAAACGTGCTATCCTGGATGGCGATGCTGATCGTGTTCGCAAGCTTCTACTTACTTAGCGCTTGCAAGCCACAGGTCATAATCACGCCTTCAACAGAGATAGGTGAGATTGAGATATACGGATTTATAAAAGACGGGATTATTCCTACCGATGTATTGGCAGAGATCAAGGATAAAAACCCAGCAATCGTATCCAAAGGCTTCCTCTATCAATATTGGCGCATGAAACGATTATTGGAGATTAATGGAATTGAAATTTATTAACAGGAGAGTTAAATGGTAGAGCCAATTACGACAGGTGGTATTATTGTTCTTGTGATTTCAAGTATTGGAAGCTGGCTGAAAATTGTTAGGGATACAAAAAAGAGGAATGGAGATGGGATTGATTTAAAGGATATTAAAGATACCGTAAGCAAAACTGATGAAAAGGTTGATGATATGGCAATAGATATAGGCAGCATAAAGACTGATGTGGAGAATCAGAAAGCTCAATGCAAACAGATTACATCTAATTTTGAGAAGCAGATTGTAGATAATAGGAATAAAATATTCAGCATGAAAGGTAAGGGGAAGTGAATGAATATCATAACCGTCCCGATATCAAAGGTTAAGCCTTGGGATAAGAATCCCCGGAATAGCAAAAAAAAAGATTATAAACGCCTCTTAAAGCAGCTTACAGAGCTTGGGGTTTATAAACCGATGGTTGCCTATGCTGAAAATGGGGAATTTATTGTTTTAGGTGGTAATATGAGGCTTAGAGCACTTCAGGAATTGAAACATACTGAGGTTGATTTGTCAGTCGTAGAAGTTTCTTCCGAGGCTGGTAAAATTAAATATGCCTTATCTGATAATGATAATATTGGGACTACGGATGATCAGATGGCAGCAGAATTGATTTATCCGCATATTGAGGATATAGAATTAGAGGATTACAATATTGATATAGGTGAATCAATAAATATAGGCCGGATGTTGGATGATTTTGCTCCAAGTGAAGTAAAAGAACAGGCCCGGCTTGATAAATTAGCCGAGAAAGAGAAAGTAAAATGTCCAGAATGCGGATGCGAGTTTATACCATGAATGAATTAGCCGAAGCAATAGCAAATGAGTCTGAGTATAAGATCCCACATCGGGATCCTGAAAAAACTGTATTTGCTATAGCGGGGAAAGATAGGGTTGATCAATCAATGGCAGTTATAGAAAGGGCTTTAAAACCAAACAGGAAGCCTTGCCTTGCTTTTTCCGGTGGAAGTGATAGTTCAGTTTTATTAGATTTAATGTGTAATGCCGGATATGAGCCAACTATAATCTGGGCTGATTCTCAAATGGAATATCCGGGAACTGAGGAATATATTAAAAAAATAGCAAATAGTTATAATCTGGATTTAAGAATAGCAGTATCAAATAGGACTCCAATGGAGCAATGGAAAGCGACAGGCTGGCCTATGCTAGGGAAGATGGCTGCAAGAATCTGGATGCAGAAAAATAGAGGACAGATGGGGTTTAAAATAAATGTATCAGAATGCTGTAGAGCAATGAAGATAGTCCCAGCCAGGATAATGACTAAAAAATCAGGTTGTAATGTTCAGATTACAGGGCAGCGGGGAAAGACAGATGACAATCTAAGAGGGTTGAGAAATATAAAAGATGGTGATTTATATTTCCAGGTTAAAGATAACCTCTGGGTTGCTAATCCTTTAAATGGCTGGACGGATGCTGAAATTAATGGCTATATCAAAGCACATAATTTACCAGAGCATCCGGCTCGGACAAGAGGGGCCAAGACTATAGGTTGTGTATATTGTGGAGGTGGTAGTCAATATACAAATTCTGGTTACCGGATATTGAGAAAAACTTGGCCATTAGCATGGTATAAATTTATGGTTGGATGGAGGGGCGGCTTGATAATCCTGGCACTCCGTTATAAAGCTCATTTAAATCAGATTGAAATGGCCGTCAAGGAAATAGGCGGCCTGCGCTATATAGCAAGAAATATGCCCTGGCTGTTTGACTTTACAAGGAAAAAGCCGATATTAGGATATAATAAATAAATGGCAAAGAAAGCAGGAAGGAAACTAACAAAAATAGATGCTAAACAGGTTGAGGCATTAGCTTCTTATGGATGCACTACATCTGAAATTGCGTCTTTTTTTGATTGTAATAAATCTACTATAAGCAGGCGATTTGCAACGGTTATTGAAAAAGGAAGGGAACAGGGTAAAATACGGCTCCGAAAAAAGCAATTTGAAGTTGCTATGCTGGGTAATGTTGCTATGCTTATATGGCTTGGAAAGCAGGTATTAGACCAGACTGATAAAAAGGACATAGAGCATTCAGGTGAAATAGATAGTAAGCTTATAGTTGAGACGATCCACATAAAGGATAAAAATGAAAATAACGGTAAGTGAATCCTTCCGGCCGCTCTTAGAGAATGATAGCCAATATCTACTGCTATGCGGAGGGGCTGGCTCTGGTAAATCAGAGTTTGCAGCCAGGAAAGTCTTTTATCGCTGCATGAAGGAAGGCAATCACAGGATACTCATTATGCGCAAGGTGCGGTCAAGATGTCGGGAGTCCGTGCTGGCTGTGATGGAAGATGTGCTAAATCAAAATGAGATTAAATATACGCATAACAAAGTTGACCGGATAATCATATTTTACAATCCGCAGGGTCAGAAAAATGAGCTGCTATTTGACGGCTTAGATGATCCGGATAAAATCAAGTCGATTAAAGGGATAACATCATATTGGCTTGAGGAGACGACTGAATTTTCCTTAAATGACTTCACACAGCTTGATTTACGGCTGAGGGAACCAACAAAATATTATAAGCAGATCCTCATGACATTTAACCCGGATGAGGCTGCCGGTCCCTGGATTAAAAGCATGTTTTTCTATGATGAATATCCTAAAACCGGGCCAGGTAAGCTTGAAGGTTCATATATACATCATTCAACTGTTGAGGATAACCCGATTGAGGAAGTGCGTAGAGAGTACCTGAAAAAGCTTGAGCGCTTAGGTGATAAGGTGTATTACTCGATTTACCGGTTGGGCCAATGGGCGCTGGCTAAAGGGATCATATATAACTGGGATGTAGTTGATAAACCGGAAGGGAAGTTTTATGATGAGATATTCTACGGGCTTGATTTCGGGTATAGCGTAGATCCTGCAGCACTAGACCGGATATACCGGAAGGCTGATGAGTTCTGGCTGGAGGAAGTAATTCATGAAACAAAGTTGACAAATCAGAAATTAGGATTTAAGATGAAAGAGAAAGGTATAGCAGAATATGAGGATATATATGCAGATTCAGCCGAGCCTAAGTCGATTGATGAGATCGCAGAGATGGGATTTAATATAAAGCCATGTCAGAAAGGGCCGGATTCAGTAAGAGCTGGCATAGATTTTTTAAAGAGTAAAACGATACATATTATAAAAGGGTCTGAGCATATTGAAAGCGAACGAAAGCGATATAAATATAAAGAGGATAAAGAGGGGAATCCATTGCCAGAGCCAGTGAAAATCAACAATCATCATATGGATGCGGTCAGATATGGTATTGATACTCATTGCAGAGTGCCGGAGCAGGCATTTGCTGAAATGGTAGGGGGGGCAGTGTACTAATGAATATTTTTAAAGGGATTAAAGATATTACAAATGTCCAGGCAATGCGCACACGGCTGCAATTCCAGAAGGGCAGGCATGAACGACTTGAAACGCAGGTTAAAAAACTCCAAGCGCTTGTAAAAAATAATCTATTAAGTCTGACTGAAGCGAAATCAAGCTATGTCGGGAATAAATATACATCTTATTCAGGCGCGGTTGAGGAGATAAATAATAAATATGTCGGAACCGCTGATTGGGGCGTACTGCAAGCGGGGAGTATTATTGACCTCCGGGCTGCTTTTATTATAGGCGAAGGACTGGAGGTTGTAGAGGTTGAGGAAGGCGCAGAAGCGGAAGTGGAATGGACTAAACGATTTTTAGAATATAATGATTTAGACCAGGAGATAGTTCAGGAGTTTGCAAAAGAGGCTGAGATTGAGGGGAAAATTGCCCTGAAACTTGCGCATGATAAAGTGAAAGTAGATGATAAAGATGTTGATATGATAACAGTCCGGTTTATAAGCTGGACAGATAAGAAATATAAAGTGGAAACAGACCCGCAGGATTATACTAAATATACAAAGTTAACCTGGAAGCCGAAAGATAAAGATAAAAACGAAACACTAAATGAGAAGGAATTTGTATATAAGAAATTTGGGGGCCGGATAAGTAAGCCAAACGAAGCGGCTCCGAAGATCATGAAATGCTTAACACAGGTTGAAAATTTGGATAAAGCCTTGAGGGATTGGCGGGAGATTGACCGGTTGTTTGCATCGCCTATCCCGCATATAGAAGTTGAGAATGCCGAAACTGCTAAAAAGGTTAAGGCTGAAGTTGCAAAGGTAAACTGGAAAATTAAAAAGATGTTCGTACATACTGGCAAGCTTGGATTTGCAAGCCCTGATATTAAGGGTATAGAATCGCTGGAGAAGGAAATAACGACTCTTGCAAAGATGATATCCGGTACAACTGGCATACCAGTTCACTTTTTAGGCTTCCCTGATTTGATGTCGAACCGCTCAACCTCGGAGAATCTCATGGAGCTTGTAAGCGGATCGACATTGAAAGAGCGGGAGACTTGGATCGGGGCATATGATGAGGTAATTGCAAAGGGTATGGAAATGACTAATGCGCTAAATGCTCAGTATTCAGAGCTACGGAAGCTGGACCCAAAGAAAGTTAAAGTTACTATTCCAATTATAACGAAGGAGCAGTATGAACACATTGAGAAAATCTATTTACCGGCTGCTATTGCGGGTAAGATTTCAGATGAAGCATTCCAGGAGAAACTGCCTGGGTTCGATATGGAGGCTGAACAGAAGCGGAAGGAGGATAAAGAGAAAAGCGAATTTGAGCGGGTTATGAAGGAAAATGAAGATTTAAAGACTGACTTGGCAAGTAAGGAAATATTCGGGGATGGAGGAGGGACTAATGCCGTATCCGAATAATCACAGCTGTGAAATTAATTTAAATTTGAAAGTGATAGGATCTCAGAAGCGCACACATAACGGTAAATCTTATATAGTACGTATAGGCCGGGCGCCGGGACGTACTAAAGGATCATCTGAACGAAGCTATTTATATCCGGCTGATTCCTGGACAGTAGCTCAGGCAAGGGCGCATTGTAAGGATCATGGCGGAAAGTTTATAGCGGCTACAGGAGATTGATATGATAACAACAAGAAATATAAACGCTAAAAAGGACAGCCAGCGAGGGAAAAAGCTTGGGTACAAGACTACAGGGGGGATAAGCGTTAAGAATTTGGGCGAGGGGCAGCCTTTAGTCGGGCCAGCCGGGCCTCTGATAACGACTCATAATATTGAGGAGTTTAGCAAAAAGGCTATGGCTAAGAAGCGTATGGCAAAGGCAAGGGCTGCTAAGAAGAAGGGGAAGAAATGAAGTTGTTAATAATGCTTCTTATGTGCTTAGTTTTTCTTCTTGTTAGCATAAAACTTAGAGTGGCAATGCTAAATAAAAAAGCAAAGAAAGAATTTGATAAGCTTTCTGCTTTAGCTGAAGGGAAAATGAGGGAGCAATGAGCATACCAAAGCTAATTGAAATAAGTAGAGAAGCTGATATTGATCCCAGGAATACAGTAAAGATTGATGGAGAAGAAATAAAAGGGATTCAAGGCGTAAAAATTGAATACGGATTAGAGCAACGCAATCCCATAGTCACTATCCAAATAACAGCTAGGAAAGTTGAGGGCAAGATAAAATCATCGAATGTTAATATTATAACTAAACCTGAAGTTATGATAGTCGGAACTAGAAAATATATACATGATGAAGTAATCCCGGCTACTATTAAGGGGAAGAAATGATAGATAAATCATATAGCCTATTAGAATTTAAGCAGCTGCTAAAAGAATATAATGAAGAACGCCTTAATTTAGAACTTGAGGATAACCATTATACACCGGATAATTTTTTAAAATGGTTAGAAAAAAGAGCAATAAAATGAAAATACTAGCAAAATTACAGCATATGGCAGCCTCCGAGATCCTCAATATTATCCCCTCTAATCTGTACGAGGAGATTAAACAAAAGGATGATCATCCGCTATTCCAGGCTTATGTTGTAGGACATGAAGGCGAGGTGAAGGCAACCTTCGTTGGCATTGGCCAAAAGGTTATGACCTGGTTCTCATCTGCTATAAAGAAGCTATGGAAAAATTTGCAATTCGGGACAAAGATATTCCACGGTCACAATCTAGATTCAAGTCATGCCGGCAGGGAAACGATAGGTGAGGTTGTAGGTAAGACAGTCAGAACGGTCAAGGACAAAGTGAGTGCGATTGCTATTGCTTACATTTATCCTGATTATAGAAAACTACCTTTAAATATTGCATCTATTGAAGCTGATATAGTGGTTACTTCAGACCCGGATATTCGAGACGAGATTCACGATGTAGATGTAGGGGATATAACCGGGATTGCCTTGAGCAGTTCAGAGATGGAAACGCCGGGATTTGCGGGGGCTACTCTGCTCTCACAGATTCAGGCATTTGCAAATAAAAAAGACGATGGTAAGAAGGAAGGTGGAAAAATGACACTTAAAGAAATCAAAGAAGCGATCACAGAAGGCCGTATTCAAATTGATGAGCTTTATTCTATGGATGAGATTGGAAAGAACAAGGCGATTCAAGAACATTTCCAGGAGTCTGGGAATATCAAGCGATATGAGCGGTTAGAGAAGAAATTTGAGCAGAGCGAGAAGGAATGGAAAGATAAAGAAGCTAAATTTGAGAGCACGATCAAGGAAATAGGAATTGAAGGGGCTAAGATCAAGGCCAACGACCTATTCAGCAAGAAGATAAAGGACCGCAAACTTGACGATAAGCAGGTAAAATTTATTACACTAAAGAAATCTAATTTTATCCCAGAAGATGTTGAGAATCTTGAGAAAGAGGTTGACAAGTTCATGGATGATACGTTAGATGAGCAGAAAACAATTGATGAGATATACGGAGAAAAGACAGAAGAAAATACAGAAGGAAAAGGCGGATCCGAGCCTGGAGACGAAGAAGGCGAAGGAGATGCTTCCTTTATACCTGATTAATAGCTTTACCCGGCAGGCGGTTCCTACCATTACCGTCTGGGCGAAAACCGGCTGACAGCTGCCAGGCTGTTAGGGCGAAAACCGGCAGATAATCTGGTCAATTATCTGGGCGAATCAAATACCAAAGACCGGAGCTGAAATTGGGAAACAATTTTAGAACATCAACGCCTATGGGTGATTGGCGAAGTTTCAAATTCACCCATGCTGAAGCAGGAGTTACCTATTACGAAGGGAAGCTCTATATGATTCAGGAAACAGTAGGCTTACTTTTTACCGATATTACGTATGATTCAGATGGCTGCAAGAAAGCCGCAGAGCGGGTATTGGGTGAGGAAGGCGTACTGGTTTATCACATTGAGAAGGTTATAGTTAATAAAGTCGCTAAGACCGGCTGGAATTTCCTTCCTGGTGATAAAGTTTATTGGGACGGCATACAGGGAAATCCTGTTAGTCGGTTTATCGAAGCGGATATTACTGGATTGGGATTGCTACTGAACCGGCTGCAGAGCTGGCAACTACGGTTGAAATAGATCTGAAGGGCGACAAAGCCACGCAGGGAGAATAACAATGCAAATACTAACAAAAAAAGCTTGGGATGATTTTGATCACGAAAACCCGAAACAACGAAAAGTATTAGCTCAGGCGCTTCAGTTTGCTTTTTCTTATCCGGATTTATTCACTCCAGAAAGGTTTAGAGGATCAGACGCTATAAGCAAAAAATTCCAGGAAAAGAAAAAATTTCAACGAGCTGCAATGCAGGCTTTTACTGTACTTGGTGACTTTCCGGCATCCCCGAAAGAAGTAATTGACAAATTCCATGAAGTACCGCTTTACGACAGCGGATTTGAGCAGATATTCGATATCAGAGATTATTCGGGTTCCAGACGGGATGGCTTTTCAATGGTTACCACTCAAAGCGGGCTGACATTCAAGAAAGTGCTGACCGGAGAGAAACTGAAAGTATATCAGATGTCAGGTGATAAGGATTATGTTTATTTCGACTATTACGGTGGAGCTTTAAACTGGCATCGCAGCCTTTTCGACAATCAGGACTATTGGACTATCGAGGATAATGCCATTGAATTCAGAAACGAGGCTTTCCGGATTCGGGCTGCAACTTTCTACGCATTATTTGAAGCAGCCGCAGCCACTAAAGCAGCTATTGCCTGGCAGGTTGGAGCAGATACTTTAGCAGCCGGGACCCGTGGTTATACAGCAAGCCGGGATGTTGCAACAATGAATCTGGCTGCTCAAACAATCATGCTGGCCTGTGCTAATAAAGGCTATGCTATTTCACCAGACAATGTATCATTTATCGTATTAGTACCATTGCAGTTAAGAGGCCGAATAAAACAGGCCTTGAATTTCCAGATGGATAATTATGTAGGATCACCGAAGCATCTTGATTACAATTTCCGGCAGATCACAACTACAATGCTGGCTACGACTACTGAATATCATGTTGTACTTCCTAAGAAGAAATATAAAGCTGGTTATCGCATGGATCTGACTACATTTACTGATTTTGATATGCTTGCATATGTTGACACTGTTGCAGGCTGGATGGCCTACGGTGGAGCTGTTGGAGATACTGATCAGCAAGAGCGATGTGCTATTGCTTAATTGAGAGGTTAAAAGACTAGGGGGCTAGATTATACGCTAGCTCCCTAGCTTAAATTGATTTACAGGAGGCCTGAATTATGTCAAAAGCCGGGAAAGTCTGGGGTGAAACCGAGGAGATATTTAATAATGGGATCGTTTCTGTTAATCATCTGAAGATTAAGAAGGGTGGATTTTGCTCAGAGCATTATCATAAGAAAAAGTCCAATATGTTTTTCATTATAAATGGAAATTTAGCAATTAAAATATGGAAAGATGAAGGCATTACAGATGAAACAGTTATCTGGCCGGGTGAATCTACAACAGTAAGCCCTGGGATATATCATCAATTTAGAGCTTTAACAGATGTTGAATGCCTTGAAATCTATGAGGTTGAGCTTAAAGGTGAGGATATTTTCAGGCGTACACATGGAGGCATGAAGGGAAAATGAGTGAATTAATTACTACTAGTTCAAAGGTAGTAAGCCAGATCGTTGAGGATATGCAGCAGCAGAGATTGGAGAATAGGGAAAAACGGA